CAACATCACGCCGGCATACCGATTATCCGACTCAGTAGAACCCGTCTGAAAGACCGATCCTTCGCCGTTCGCTAACGCCCACTCCGCGTGAGTGTGGTAATGCCCGATAAACACATCGCGGAACTCCCACGGATAGGCACCGCTTCGCCAACGATTACAATGCTGAACAATCGTTGACGGGCTTGCGAACCCGTTCCTGCCAACCTCGTCGCCATGAATCACAAGTGCGCGATAGTTCCCAATCTCCAGCCGTTGGATATCCTCCGGAGAATCCTCCCAAGTCACGCGAGGATCGCTTACAAGGAGTTGACGAGCGAGTTCGTAAGTCATCCGGTCGGCGTTATCGGAACGAGGAACCGCATCTCTCTTCGATCCGATTCGCCCGTGATTCCCCCACTCGCCGATAACCCGCACGGTCGAGAAGTCGTAAAGAGCCTGCTGAACGACCTCCGTCAGAAGTCTTGAGACCGTCACGAACTGCCCGAAGAGCGTCGCGTCGATCTCGTAAGGCTGAGTCGGGAAGTTGAACAGACCCTCAATCATGTCCCCGCCTAGAGCGATAACGAGTTCGTCGACCGGATGGTCGGCCCGCTGAATCTCCGCAAGCCTGCTGGCCTTCTCCACGAACAGCATTACGCGATCCCGCATCACCTGAGAGTTGTACGAAGAAGTGACCTTTGCGCCCTGCCAATCGGTCAGATGCCAGAGAGCAACTTCCGCTCCTCGCTTCTTGGACTTCGGTCGCTTCGGCGGGAGTTTCACCCCGCCAAGAGCAAGAACGGCCTCCCGTGCGGAAGTCATCGTCGCTTCAACAAGTTCGTCGGTTCGGGCCTTCTGTTTCGCCAACTGACGCTGAGTGTTCTGAAGAGCGGCCCGGAGTTCTTCGATTGTCTGTTCATCGCGATACTCAGACACAACGACATTCCTTCTTCCGGTGCCGGCGAATCGCTTCCTGCCGGATTGTGTGTCCCCGACGAGAGAGAACCCGGGCGATCGTCGACGAAGCAATCGTCGGGTCGGCGCAAGCGTCGTCGAAGTCCTTCTTATCTTCGGCAGAAAGGTTCGCGAGCATAATGTCGACGGAACACGGTGGTCCCTTGCGAATCTCGTCGGCCTTCATATCGTCAAGCAATCCCACTTGTCCTCCTCGGTTCGAGTTAGACAGATGCTATCAAACCTGCGAGTCCTCTTCGGGACTTACTTATCTCAGGTCTTGATGATGTAGTTGACTGTGAGGTAGGGCTGAAGATTGTCGTGCGCTGAGGAGGCCGAGGCTGTCACCGGGGCCGTAGCGTTCCCCGTGACCGTGACACCGTGAGTGTGATTGGCGTTATTTGATGCGGTCGTTCCCGTATGCGTATGCGAGCCACCAGAGTTCACGATTCCGCTTCTCGCTCCCGCGCCGAAGTTGTTGCCATCAGGCTCACCCGCCGCATAATCGCTAGATGATGCCGACTTATGCTCTCCGAGGTTGGCGAGATTCTGACCGATGAGATCGATGGTATGGGAATGAGATCCATCCGATGCCGTCGTGAAAGTGTGCTGGTGACTTACCGAGTTCAGGGCGGAGGTTCCCGTAGCGGATACGGGATGTGTGTGAGAAGCGACTCCGGACTCCGCAGCGGTCAGCGTTACAGCGACCTGACCTCCCGACGACCCGAGAGTCGCAAACGCCGGGACACCGACATCAAGACCGACAGGGATACGACCCTTGAGAATCGGAACACGAAAGTTGCCGGCACCGGGGGCCGACTGTCCCGCTGATGTGTCATACGCTCCCGCAAGTACGGCGGAAAGAGCGGGATAGGTCGCCGTGGGATAGGAAGTACCGTCGCAAAGTAGCCAGCCCGTCGGGGCGACCGCTCCGCCGAACGCCGCAATCATTCCCGTCGGCGACAAGGCTCCGAGAGCGGAAGGAGAGAGATCGGCGATATCAACCGAACCCGGAGCGATCGTATTGTGCGCATCGTAGGACTCGACGCGAAGGTCGTCGATCAACGAGTTCGTGATAACTCCCGTGCCGGCAGGAACCCGAACACGGGCGAGAACGAGAGCGGAAGCAGGAATAGCGGGATCGACGGGAGTCGGCGAAGCGGTTCCCGTCACGACCTGAATCACGGAATCGTCTCCGGCGGGGCCACCAGCGTTCGTATCGCGAACCTTGATCACGACGAGATCGTGACGCGATCCCGTTCCGGGAGCGGCAGCGATTGCGACACCCGTCGTTGGGGCGACCTCTCTGACGAGGTACTTCCCTTGATTGCTCTGATCGTCGCCCGTGATGACGGCGACTCCCGCAGCGACCCGAACGGTCATCGCGGTCGGCGCAGACTGGGTGACCTCGAAGGAAGAGGCTCCAAGGATTCCTTCAGTCCAGATATTGTCAAAGACGGTACGGTCTATCCGGGCGGGATAGTCCACTTCCTGAAGCCATAGAGAGTCGAACGCCATAGGTCAGCAGTGTAACCGAGAAGAAGGTCTTCGGTGAGGCCTATGTGCCGAGGAAAGTCACAGCCAGCCAAGAGCGGGAGGGTAGGGCCGTCCCCACGAGGTTTAGGTTTCCTCCGCTGTTCTGGTAGACCTCGAGGGTTACGACATTCCCGACCGCGAGATTCATGATCGCGCTGACATTTACGACCTGATTGAATACGCCGAGTCCGGGGATGAATGTGTAGGTGTGATTCACTCCTCCGACTTGAATCCCCGCGAAGCGACTTCCGACTGCGCTGACTGCGAACTCTGCCGATCCCTGAATGAGGTAGTAGCCAGCGAGACCCGCCGGGATTGTGATATTCGTCGAGGCCGGAGCAAAGAAAGCGTGGGTGTCGTACTCCTGTGCGTTCCATACCGCGTCCGTAAAGGTGTTGTTGAGAATCGCGACATTGTTGCTCCGATAGGCCTTCGCCCCGACGAGAGAAGTTGAGATTGTGGGAGACCACCCTTCTCCCGGTGTACCAGTTACGGCAATCCCATATCCGGCGGTGTTTCCAGCGACATAGTTCCCCGCCGTATCGGTTCCGAGAGTAATAACTCCGGTCGTTGAAGAAGTCAGGGCGACATTCCCCGAAGCGTTCGGAAGAGAGATCGTTTGGTCGGCGGTCGGGTCAATAACCGTCAGCGTCGTCTCGTTCGCGTCCGGAGTAGCACCCTCAAAGACGATCGTCCCGTCGGCGTAGATTGTCCCCGTCGCCCGGATATCCCCGGTGACATCAAGAGCGTAAGAAGGAGTCGTGTCGTTGATGCCGATGCGACCGTTCGCCGTATCCAGCCAGAGAAGTTGCTCATCGCCGAATACAATCCACGCCGATCCGTTCCAGACGAGTAGCGAATCCGTATCCGTCTCATAGATGACCTGTCCTGTCGCCGGCGAACCCGGACGAGTTGCGGAGGTACAGACGATGATTGTCAGGCCACCCGGAGTCGGCCCGCTGCCACACGGCGTATGTGCGAGGAGTTCGACGGACGAAAGACGAGCCTTGAGCGATGCGAGGATCGCGCCCATCTGATCCGACGGGGAGGTCGTAGAACGAGGACGGGTCACGGCCCGGGACTTTCGATCGCGGTCATAGAAACATCAAGATTACCGTCGGCATCGACACGGAGAGAGATCGTGAGAATCTGAGTCAATACCGCCGCCCCGGGAATCGTCAGGTAGGGAATCGTCGGGTCGGGTGTCCCCGGAACGACCGTCGGCGGTCTCACGATCGTCACGAAGTCACCGAGAGCATATTCGGAGTCGGTTAGGTATCTCTCAGGGACGAGATCGAAGGACCAGACGACGAGCGGGGAGATCGTTTCCTCGAGCATTCCGCGAGCCTGCTCGTCAAGAGCGGTCTGTGTCGCTTCTTGCGGGAAGGCCCGATAACGCTCCCATCGGCCTCGCGGGTCGGTCGGAAGCGAAAGGGTTTCTTCGACCTCGAGAACTGTCGTCTGGGTATCTCCGGAGACGAGAGCGACATTCCCGAAGAGGTCGGAACCCGAAGGCTTAGAAAGACGGCGAGCGTTCGTCCCCATCTGTACGGGTTGCGACCGCACGGGATACGCCGACGGTACGGAGACAATCAACTGCCGTGATGCGTCGATATCCCAAGTGAGACCTCCGTCGATCTGTGTAAGATCGGTGATTGCTTCGAGGATGTTCTGTCCCGGAGGGTAGGCCCGATCGCGAGGAATCACAGGGCCGGACGATCCGAGGGTTATGCCGAGGTTTCCGTTCGTCTGCGCTTGTGTGTGCTGGATGAGTCCCCACACGATGTCGCCCTGCGAGGTCGCGATGTAGGCCAACGGGGTGATGACATGACGGGCGGCGAGAAGTCTCCGATAGCAGACCGCTCCGACAGCCAGTCTGTGTTCGCCGTTCTCGCCCCATTCGTTATCGACGGTGACGACTCGGAAACGGTCAAGGAGAACTCCTGACTCGTACAGGAAGAGGTCGGTCTCGAGTTCCAGAATCAGGACACCGGGAAGAGAGTTCCCGGGCATAGAGATTGAGACCGTACAACCGTCGTCAAGATTACGAGAGAGCGACCATTCGGAGAAGATTGTCACTTCTTGTGTCGGGGCCGAAGCGGTCGACGGGCCGAGAGCAAGTGTGTATGGGAGTGCCATAGGTCAGAGATGCCAGCGGTCGTAGTAGCAGAGAGTTGCGGCAGGAGACCCACCCGCTGTTGAGACGGCCCGAAGCAGAAGAGAGTTCTCACCGGGGCGAACACGGAGGTTATCCCAAGTCCAGTCGAAGAAGTTCGTCAGGCCATAGACAGAATCGTTCGGGTCGCCGTTACGAAGAATCGTCCTCGCCTGTGTATCGATAATGACGGTCTGTCCGGGGAGGAGAGTAAGTCCCGTGAAGATGATGTCGATCCCGTTGACGGTGATTGTCGGGTCTTCTATCTCGGAAGTGAGCGTGAGAATCCAATCCATAGGTGCGTTCCCCGACGGATAGAAGTAGGTGATACCGAACGGTGGGGACGACGGATAGTCGCGGTCGTAGTCAAGGTCGTAGGGTCGCCCGAGTTCCGTTCCTCCCGTAAGGATCGCAACGGCGCAGGTGTCCTCAAGTGCCTGAGTGAAGGATTCAGAAGCGACCCATTGGCAGACGAGGGTCAGAGCCTTCGGAGCGTCGACGGTTAGAGGAGCGTCAACTCCGCGAAGAATAAGAGATCGCTGGTGAGAGACGACAGGGTCGTTCTGATCGACGGTGTAGACAAGCGTCGGTCGGATACGGGGAGAGAGATACGGGGTGACCGCATCAATCAGGTCTTGTGTCGAATATCCCGGGCATCCGGTGTTATCAAGACGAAGAGCAACAGTTACGGCCCGAGACCCGAGATAAGTCGTCGTGTCAACTACGCCGTCGGCAAGCGCACGGTTATCCATCACGGCCCGAACCTCAGGCCACCCGATTGTGAACGAGGTCACGACATATCCGTTCGCCGGAGTTAGATCGAGTTGACCGAGAGAAGAATGTGAAAGGTAGATCATGACCCGAACGATCTGAGCCTCTCCGCAACGAGAACCTTCTGAGCGACGAGATCGGCATCAACCGGGGCGACGAAGGTCGCCTGCTCAATATTGACAGCCGCCGATCCGTTACGAGCGAGAGCAGCAAGACCCGTCTGTTCCATCAGCGACATCGCCCGGGCGGGACGAGTTAACGGGATGACCGCTTCCGCCCCTGCTTCTCCGACCATAGCAATCGTCGGCCCGCCGATAATCGCTCCATCGGCGAGTCGCGGAATCTTGAGTTCCGGAATCTTGGGGATGTTGATTCCCGGAACTCGGTTGATTCCGTCGATAAGAGCGTTGATGGGTTTGATAGCGAAGTTGACACCCTTCTCGACGACCGTAATGACCCCGTTGATGACTCCTTTGACGATCCCGGTTATCGCCCCGAACACATCCGATACGAAGTCCTTTACCGCCGTGAATCCAGCCTTGATTCCGCTGAACAGAGTTCCGAAGACCTTCAGGAAGACTCCGACGGAGGTTCGGATAATCATCTCAAGCCAACCGAATACCGTTCCCCAGACCTTGAAGAGAATCTCGAGGTATCCGCGAACGAGAGCAAACGCCATATCCCACACGGCGATAAAGAAGTCAACGACCGCTCCGACCGCAACCTTGATCGCGTTGAACACCGCATCTACGGCGTTTCGGAACCACTCAACCTTCTGATAGGCGATCACGATCGCAGCGACGAGAGCGACAATGCCGGCGACGATAAGGAAGACGGGATTCGCGAGGAAAGTGGCGTTGAGTTTGAGCATCTCCTTCTGCTGGAGAGCGGTGTAGAGCGTTACGAGTTTCTGCCAAGTCTGGTAGACCTTGTATGCGGCTGTGATTGTGATGATGGCGGTTGCGAGAACAGCGACCGCTGCTCCGAGACCGAGAACGAGACCCGTGTTCTGAGAGGCCCAACTTGCCAATCTCTGAAAGATGGCGACGACCTTCTCCGCTACGGGAATCAACGCTTGACCGATTTGCGCCCCGGCGTTCTTGATTTGTGCCGACATGATCCTTTGACGGTTAGCAAGAGAGTCAGAAGTGTTCGCGAAGTCGCCCTGTGTCTTGTTCGTCTGCTCCATGAGAAGGCCGTAGCGGGCCTGAACCTTGTCGGCCTCGGTCATCTCCTTCGCGGAGTTCGCAAGACCGTTCGCAAGAGCGTAAGTCTCAACAGCGGCAGCAGAAAGGTCGATGCCGAACTTGCGAAGAGGTTCCGTTTCTCCGGCGAGACCGGATTGGAATATCTGTGCGGCCTCGTTCACATCAAGGTTCATCACCGACGCAAAGTCGGCGGCACGAACCGTCATATCGTCAATCGTCTTTACTACATCTCCGCCCGGGCCAGCGATGGTGCTTGCGAACGCCGAGAAGCGAACGGCGAGAGCATTGAACTCCGTGTTGGAAAGACCGACGGCGGTCGCCGCTTCTTCTCCGAGTTTCTTGATTCCTTCCGATGCGGAACCGAAGGTCACATTCACGGCGTTGATCGACTCGCCGAGGTCGGAGGCCTGCTTGATAGCCATCCCGCCGACCGCTCCGATCGCTCCTAGAGCAACCGTCGAGACAAGGGAGGCTCGTGACGCGAGTCGATCCGCATTGACTCCCGCTTCCTCAAAGGAAGACCCGACCTTCCTCCCGAAAGAATCGGCCTGCTTCTCCGCATCCTTGATTGCGGGTTCGAGAGAATCCGTTAGTTCCTTCGTGAACTTGCTCGAGTCCGGACGGATCTCGACGAAGGCTTCAGCGATCGGGTTTGCCACAGCCAGCAGTGTAACCGACGCAGGTCACGGGAGAGACGGGTTCCCGAGTCTTGACGCTCGACCCGGAAACCCGTCGAACTAGGCCTGCCACGAATCCCAAGCGTCTTCGTCGCTTCCATACCACGATGGGACTCCTCCGACCCGATAGTTAGCGGGAGGTTCTAGAGCGGCGTCAATCTTGGCGATTGTCTCTTCGTCGGCGTACTCGCGGATGGCGAAGAGATATGCGTGGCAGGCGCGATCGCAAGAGAGTTCGACCGCATCTATTCCGCGGGAAGAACACCAGCCGTCGAATCGTCCCCAGTCGTTGACGATCCACCCGATGACGACTGCTCCTGCGTAGGGTTTGCCTGACCCGTGTATTCCTGAATCAGTTCGGTCAACATATCGTTCATCATCGGGAAGTCGATATCGGGGAGGACGCTCTGCCAACCGGGGTGAGAGTCCGGTTCGATAAACCCGAGAAGAACCTCCTCAAGAACGGCACGACGATCGGCAGTCCAAGAGATGTCGCTCATCCCTTCGGGCTTGTCGTCCTTGAGTCTCTCAAGAATCTCGCCCATCTCGATCATGTCTACCGAGGCTCGAAGTCGGACGGAAACTCCGTCGATCTCCCAGACGATCGGGTCACGGCGACGACGGTTTGCCGCCGTCTCAAATGCTTTCTTTCGCGTCATAGACCCGATGCTACAACACGGGTGTGTCTAATCTCGGGCCGCAGAAAGAGCGTCGCGAAGGAACGGACGACCCGCACGGGCGGGAATCCGCACGGAACGGAATACATAGTTCCCTCGCTTGCTTCGTCTCATCCCGGCAGGAGCGTTAGGCCACTTCGAGAACGCTAGAGCCTTCTTATTCCTCGGTCGGAGTGTGTAGGCCTTCGACCCTTCGTGAACTGGGAGAGCATACTTGATGTTCGTCCCGACACGGGCGACAAGTTGACCTCCTTCGATTCGCATCTCCCAAGAGATCGAGTTCTTCAGAGTTCCGTTATCTACCGGGGCGAGACGACGAGCGGCCTTCCGAACTTGTTCCGCTCGTCTCTTGAGATCGTTCGCGACGGGGCCAGCCGGCGACTCAAGCAGTTCTTTGATTGTTCGACGGTCAAGAACGACCGACTTCGCCATCAGCCTGCGCCAATCATCCGGGCGACACCAGCCGCAACCGAACCTCCGACCGCCCCACCTGCGGCAGCAATCCCCGCAAGAAACCACCGCACCCCAGACACCTGTCCTTCTATTCTCTCGACCCTCTCCTCGAGTTCATCCAATGCCGCTGTTCGTCTCTTGTCTTGTGCGTCAAGTTTCGCCGAGAGAGCGTCGACTTTCTCAAGCACATGACCGATCCGTTCGTACAGAACGGCGACGGCGATCGCAGGGTCTTGGGGGATCGTCACGGCGTTAGATGCTACTTGACTTCATGGACAGTCACTATGACCGACGGGATAGCAGGTACGACCCCGGAAGCGACGATGTGTTCGAGAGCAATGCTGGCGTTGTCGGTATTCCACACAATGCTTATCTCCTCTCCGGGAACGAGTCTGATAAAGATGTTCCACGCCGCGACCACGAATCGACTATTAGGGACAATGAGACGAGTTGCGGTATCCGGTATCGCTACGCCGTTGATAGCAAACCAGATGTTGACGGTCTCCCCGTTGCCTCCTCCGCCCCGATGGTGGAGTTGTGCGGAGAACTGAAGGTTGATAAGTGCCGCTCTCGTAACCGTGAATCTGGTACTACCGACAAGTGAAACCTCCGAAGACTCAATCACGACGGGGAAGGCCATCTCGGTTGCTGTGCCTACGGTCGTAGTCTGATCGTCGGATGAGACCGCAGACAGATACAACGGCGAAGTAGTCGGCCCCGGAATCGTCGCCGCAAGTTCACAGATTGCGTCCTGAACATTCGTTGAGAGGAGACCCTCACACGGGACGAACTCGACAGCGGAGGCCTTGATAGCGCAGATCGGATCGCCGGGTTCGTGAGGTTCCGGATTCGTACAGCAGATGCCAAATCGCGACTGCTCGAGACCGATTGTGATTCGCGTCTCGACTCCGATACAGCCACCCTGCGCCCCGAGGAAAGTCTGTGAGGGATTCGTTCGTTCCCAATACTCGGGAAACGCTCCGGTCAGAGCGTTGTAGATGACAGCAGCATCGCCGAGAAGGTCGGCATACGCCACGGCGAGAGCGGTGTCTTCGGGCGCACGACCACGATCGTCGACGACGGGAACGCATCGGAGAAGAGTGACGGCGAAGTCGATCGCGATGAACCCGTCGAAGCAAATGACCTCGCTCGTATCCTCGGACGGGAACTCCTGAGAGCGATACACCCGATCCGGGACGACGATAAGAGTTCCGCAACAGTCGTCCCACGCGATCTCCCCGGCCCCGACATAGGAAGTCGAGATTGGATCGCGACCGCAGTCCTCGAGAGCGGTCTTAGCGGTCGCTAGAACCCAAGAAGCGACATCAAGCGTCGAGGTACTAATCACCGGATTCTCCGTGCGACATCGGGCGAATAGACCCGCGAGGCCGAACGGAGTCGATCCGGGTTGACCGAACGGATGAACTGGTCGGAGATCGGCAGGCCGAGACGGTTCTGCTCGAAGAGAACCTCGGGACTTCCGAGATCGACGGTGACACCCTGACGGGTTACGGAGACAGCGTTCGACGGAAGACGACAATCCGCTCCTGTCCACCCGCGAAGGAGTTCGCAAGCCAACTCGCCCAACGCCATCTGACCGAGAACAGGGACATCGATCCCGTAGGTGTAGGTGACCGCGATCGGCGGAACCTCGCAATCCGTTTCGCAGGGCCAGCACTCGCCGATCCGATAGAGACGACTCTTCCCGAGGTAATACTCATCCGGGTCAAGGGTCACTCCGCTGAGAAGAACCTCTTCGATTGCCCGTACAGGGGTCTGCTCAAGAGCGATAGCACAGCAGGCACGACGGCGACCTCCTCCGAGACGCCACTCAACACCGGGGCCGAACTCGTCGGCGAACGGAGCCACACACGGGTCGGTACAGGGCATCCTGTAGAACTCCGTCGTCGTACAGAGACCGAAGCGTCGACCCGTCATAGACCATAGGATCGAAGTCGCGGCGTTCACAGCCGCATCAACGAGGTCGGGATCGTCACCCGAAGTATCGCACGGGAATATCGGAGTCCACGCTTCACAAGTCATGGCTCGAGCCTACTCAGCGTCCGTTCAGGGACGAGCGTCAGGGCGGGGGTGCGGGAGCGTAAGCAACGCATCCGCCTGTGTCGGTCGGAGGCTGCTCAGTCGTCACCACCATGCCGAAGATCTCCCCGTCTGGGAAAGGCTCGATGAAAGCGTTCGGCGTGTACGGCGAGGTTCCCCAGTCTTCAGTCGCGAAAGCGTCACCGACGAGCGAGAAGGTCAGAGCGGCGTTCTCAATCGTGATGTCGCCGTCAATCTTGCCGTTACGAACGAACGGAAGGAGGAAGTATCCCCACTCCTGCGTTCCCGGAGTCGAGCAATCTACGCCCGTTCGCTTCGTCCAGACCTCGAGAGCGAAGGCCTGATCGTTCGGGGTCGGCCCGAAGGTCGCACCGATCGTGTCGGAACCCGAGATGACGGGATTCGCAAGAGCGATGATGTCAAGAGCGTCCGGATTGATCTCTGCGAACTGAATCGTCGTCGTGACCCGCTTGAGAATGTCGGGGTCTTTATCGTTGATACAGAGATCGCCCCAAGCGTTCTTCTGAATGAACTCCTCGCCCGACTCGTATTCGCCGGCGAGGGTGACCGAGACGAAGCAGTCGGAGACGAGCGTCGTACAAGAACCGACGACCGGAGAACCGCATTCATCCAGACGGGTGAGACGAACAGTCTTGCCCTTGATCGACTTGAGAATCTTCGTAGCCATAATCGCTCCTTATGCGGGGTCAGTCGTTGCCTTGACGGCGATCGAATAGCAATCCCACCCGACGGCGTAGTCCCGCTGGGCGATGTACGAAACCTGATTGACGGCCTTGTCGATCGCCGACTCGCGGGTGTCAATATCGCCGCGATAGAGAACGACCGCCCCGGTTCCGTAGATGTAACCGACCCGGGTGAGAGGATCGGTTGCTGTGTCGTAACCCGCTCCGACGATCACGGGAGTTCCGTGAAGGGTCTGAAGACGACCGCCCTGAACGAACAGGGCATCCCAGAGGAGGGTCGCGACGAGATGACTCATATGAATCACGCCCGTTCCGGCGTAGTTCGCTGAGACCTGTTGCTCGACATATCCGAGAGCGAAGCGGAGGTCGTAGGCCGAGAGGTCGGTCGGCGCACCGGCATCCGCCGCGATCGCTGCCCATACCTGCTCCTCGACGGCCTTCTGCTCGCCGTTGATCAGACGCTGAATCGCCTGCGCCCGATGCTCCTCGAGGGTGTGACCCGGAATCGAATCGTTGTCGTAGGCATACACCGTGAAAGGCTCAAACGCCGGGGTGTAGCAGTAGTCATCGGTCTCGAGAGGCTCCTCGCGAGGTTCGATACACGGCCCCGTCGTCGGTTTCGCCTGCGCACAGGCCTGCGATTGCCACTTGATCCCGAGACGCCAATGCTCGTCGGAGGTCAGACGAGTTTCCGCAACCGAGAAGATGCCATAGGGCTGAGGGACGACGGTGGGTGCCTCGACAAGATGCCAAGTATCCAGCAAGGCTCCCACAGTCAGTCTCCTATCTTCTCGGTCGCGGATTCGTCAGGTCGTGTGAAGGTCAGCCGGCCTCGGGCGCAGGGCAGCAACCCGTCACGCCGTTGACACCGTAGTTCACAGTCACTTCGCGGGCGGCAGGCCCGGTCTGACCGACGAGCCACAACTGCTCCGTCCACGCGGCGGTGTAGTCGTTCGTCGCGTTCAGCACGGAGTCACGCACCACGCCGAGATCGATCGTCCCGCCGTCACCCTTGATGTAGCCACCAGCAGGGTACAGGAGGAAGTCAACCGAGGTCGGGAACGCCGTCTTTGCGGGACCAGTCGTGTAGAGCGGCTGGTAGTCGTGAACGAACTGGGGACGAACCTTCCGGGTGCGGAAGTAGTCGTCGACCATCTCGTCGGAGACATTCACCAGATCGACTCCGGTACGCATCGCGAGATCGGCACGGATGGCCTCACGCGCCCACAGCGGGAACACGGCCTCAAGGACGGCGTTCACGCTCATGCGGTACTGCGAGCGGTAGTCGGCGACCTGAACATCGAGAGCGTGAAGGATCGAACCCGCCGCAGAGGTCGGGACGGCACCCATCGTGACACCCGTCGCGCTACCACTGATCTCGGCGACCATCAGGCCGGAGAGACGGTGAAGGTGAGCGTTGATCGCGAGAGCGATGAAGCGGGCGGTCAGTTCGGGGAACGCACGGTCGGTCAGGTTGCCGTTCGTGAGACACAGACCCGCGGCCTGAAGACGGTAGTCCTCGAAGGTTGGGCAGGGAATGTAGAGACAGGGCTTGGTGGCCTCGGGGTCTTCCGTGTCGGCCTCGGTCCACGACCAGAGAGCGTCGGAGGCCTCACCGATACCGATGAATCCGGGGATGTTGAGTCCACCGCGAGTCACCTGAACGGTCGGAAGGTCAAGGAGGCCGTCGCCCGAATCCACACCGAACAGGGTGTAGAGATTCTCGGACGGGGCGCACCAGCCAGCGGCGGTCAGAGCCTCAGGCGCAGTCGCTCGCTCGATCACATCAAGGTTGTAAGCGAGATCGGCACCCAACTTGTGCTGGATCGGCAGGTTGATCGAAGCGACCGGGACGAAACCCGAACCGTTCGAGAGAGTACGAGCCTTCGCGTGAAGTGCGCGAGCGAGACCGATCGTGTCGATGCTCGCTCCGCCAGCGAAGCCCGGGACATCAGCGGCAGCCGTGATCACGACTTCAGGCTGGGCCTCGGCGACCTCAGGGGTGGTGGAACGACGGGCCACCGCACGAGCGGAGGGAGCCTTCGGGGTGTTGGATGCGCTCGCGGTCACGAGGTCACTCTCCTGTTCTGTTGCCTCGGTCTCCGCGACCTCGGGGGTGGTGTTGTCCTCGACGACCTCTTCGGTCGTCTCGGTCTCTTCGGCGACGACGGCATCGGCCTCGTCAGCCTCTTCCGTGCCACGGACACGCTCAGCGAGAGCGGCGAGAGCCTTCTCTGCTTCGACAGCGGCCTCGACACGGGCGGTCTTCTCGGCACGGACGGCCTCGACAGCCTCCGCGATCTGGGTCAGGGTGGCGACATCGTTCGAGCCTGCGTCGACGAGCGAATCGAACTCGGCGACGAGATCGTTCTCGAGCGTGGCGAGTTCCTCGTCGGTCACGGCGTTGATGTCCTCGGGGATGATGGTGTTCATCGTGAATCGGTCTCCAAGAGTGGGATGGTGGGATTATCTCTTGCGACCGAGTGTGACCCGGGCCTCGCGCCGACGATGCTAGGCAGTCGTCGACTGCCTCCGACTGTAGCAGATGCTCTAACTCGAGACAACTACTTCTCCGCCGATTCTTGTGGCGTAGGTCTGGGCCGACGAGAGAGAAGCGAAAGACCTTCCGGTGAAGGTTCCGTTCCGCCAGACCTCGTAGGGGCCGATCCGAAGACTCGAGGATTCCGTCCGGGAATCCGACGATCGGTTCTTCCTACATCCGCAAGCCATCAGCGTCCTCCTCGAATACGGTCGGCAAGTTCCGCGATCCTACGACCGTGAACCCGACGAGTTGCTTCCTTGATCCGCTCTTCCGGAGTGCGCCCGATCGACGCTGCCAATGCCCGAATGTCGTCGATCGCGTCCTCCGTCGAATAGGCCGGGAGGGAAAGAGACGCGACGAGACCCTCAGCCTCGCGAACCCGAATCTTGGGGAACCCGGGGACATTCACGGCAAGAACGGCGACGAGTTCAAGGTTCCCGCCGATCCTCCGCCAGTCTCCCGAAACATCGGAGGCCATCAGGCCTCGGATCGTCGACGGTTCGAGACCCGGACGGATCGATCCCGAGACCCAGATTCCGAAGTCATCCTCGCCGGCGGTGACATCGGCGACGGCGGTCGCGGTATTGTCATAGTGACGGGAGGTTTCCTTCGCTCCGTAGGTGTGCGGAGCGTGAGTGCCGTCCATCGTGATTTGACCGACCGGGAATCGCTTCCCGTCTTCGCAAAGAATCTCCCCGGTTAGGAAGTGGGCGTAAGAGGTCGCCGAGGAAGGAGGCTGAACGCAACGACCCGCGTGACCGACATGGCATTGGCCCCACACGGCAAGGTGACCGTAGATTCGCCCCGAGTCGTCAACGGTGAGAGGGGTAGGGCCGTCGAGACCCGGGTTGCTGTACCACTCGGACGGCGGAAGAACGGGAGCCTCAATCGGGTGACCCGACGCGACGATCGAACCCTGCTCGCGGCGTGACCGGATTCGAGTCTGAATCGATTCCGCCCACCGCTTGCCGGGGTCTCCGCCCCACAAGGCCCACGCGATCCGACCCGCCGACGGGAACCCGTCCTCTCCCGGAGACCACCCTTCGCCCTGCTTGTCGACTTCGTGACGAGCGAAGTAGGAGACCATCCGATCGATCGTCTCCGGAGAGAGGTTCTTTCCGTTCTTGAGGTCTCTCGCCCTAGCGACTCCGACTTCGGTTCCGCCGCGACCGTGTTCCTCTCGCCACTTCAGGCCGAGTTCGGCCTCGTCGCGAACACCCTGCGGAGGAGAGAGATCGATATCGTCAATCGACGCAAATCTCTCAATCCACCCCGAAGCGTTCTCTTCGGTGAGGAGGCTCGCCGTAAGAGCGGGGAGGGACTCGATGTAGGCCTCTTGGAACGCCGGGAACGGGACCACGGTTGCTCCCATGATCCGGGCCGAGGTAATCCGCATCTTCATCTCTTCGCCCGGGACGACAGTCGTGCCGTCTTCCTCGACGATCGCTTCGGCGGAGGTTGCGGGGATGATGACTTCGTATTCCATACCGTCGAGATCGACGGAGACTCCGCGAAGGTCGCCGCGACCGATGAGGCTCTGAAGTCGGCGAACATCGTCGTCGTCTGAGGGAATCCAGCGACCGAATCCGCGAATCTCCCGACCTTCCCGCTCGATACTTGTGATCGATCCGATAAGAACCGCATCCATGTGACCTTCGGTCGTCCGATCGGTTGCCATCAACGGAAGAGGGAGGTCTCGCCATCCGAGAGCGTTCTCGTCGATGTATCGCCCGTCACCTGTCCACACTCCTTCGACGACGAGCAGCGCACGGAAGTCGGGCGACTCTTCTTCGCCGGCGATTGGCATCTCAGCCTTCTCGTTCTCGACCTCGATCTCAATCAACGCCATCTCGTCGATCTCGACCTCGATCTCCTCCGAGTCGTCGGCCTCGTCGGACTCGTCTCCCTCTTCGGCCCGCTCGACCGCTTCGAGGCTCTCCGGGGTGACCGTCGGGATACCGAGAGAGTCGTACATATCGCGAGTCGTCTCGTCGTTCTCTACCGCAAGACGGACATCTCGCTCCTCGAGGAGCATCTCGGCGACGGCCTTCTTATGCTCAACGACTCCGACTTCCTCGTCGGGACGGAGATACAGGCGATGAGTGCGGAGACCCGCTTCGGTCAGGGAGGTCTCGGTTGCTTCGCGATCGGCCTCGAGACGACCGGAGACGACCGCGATCTCTCCCTCGAAGTCATTGACCGCTTCGATCCGGTCGGGGAACGGCGTTCCGTCTTCCCGAATCAGCGTGTCGTCAATGTCGACGATGTATGCGTAGGGATCGCCGACGGCGAGGGTCTCGATCTCGACGGGGACAATCTGAAGTTGGAATCGGGGAGCCTTGAGAGAAGCACGGGCTGAGGCTCCGCGAATCTGACGCTCTAGGGATGCGCAGTACGCTTCCGGGTTCGACTTGTCGCCGTTCTTTCCGACGCAATCATCAAATGAGGAGTAGGGGCCGAATGGCATGGGCGAGAGTGTAACCGACTCGTCGGTCTCTCGCATCTCTATCGGCGACGAGACCTCGGCGGCGGAAGTCTCTTCGCAACTAGCGAGAGGGTTACGACGACCCCGATCGCGAATCCGACGAGTCCCATCGCTGTCCCGAGGAACAGGAGGCCCGCTTGAGATACTTCGTAGGTCATCGGGTTCCCCAGTATCGGGTCTCGTATTCGGCCCAGCATCCGCCCCGATGATTCGGCAGCGTCGGGTGATCGCCGGCGATCGCGGGACGAGCGGTCTCCCTGTAGGTAGCAACAGCCTCCTCGAGAGCAACCCGACACCCGTGGCAAGCGTCGCCGTGGGCGGTCAGCCAGTCTTCGGTCGGGAGAGGCATCAGACACCGACCTTCCATATCGTCTCGCTCACGCGGGCGAGGTTCATCTCTCGAATCCTCTCCTCCTGAGGCTCAAGAGCGGGAGTCTCCCCGTTCTTCGTCATCTGCTCTACGGCGTACTTCGCTTCCGAAAGAGTCCGATAGTCGCCGTGCCATATTCCTCCCATATCGGGGAAGAGAGTCCCGTCAAGAAGCGGGCCGTATCCGAGACAGGCCCGGATCGTCCACCACGAACGCTCCTGACGCTCTACGACCCAAGTCTCCGTCGGGTCTACATAGAGACCCTGACACGCACGATGCCAGTTTCCGGGATTCACGCGAGGTTCTCCTTCGCGAACTCCGCCCAAGCCTTCTCGTGGCCTTCGGCGGAACGCTGGAACAGCGCACCGCCCTGTGCGTCGGTCTCGACGAGGAGAGCGAAACGAGCGAGAGCGGCCCCTGCGGTCGTGAAGACTTCCTCCCACGACTCGCCTGTGACGGCATCCTCGCAGGAGAGGAAGTAGAACCCTTCGGTCGTGCCACGAACGCTTGCGTATCCGCACCCGTTGGCGAGTTCGGCGAATGCCCGAATCGGAATAACCTTGCTCACTTGGCGACCTCCTTAGCGCAACCCTCGCACCATGTCATCGGTTCCGCCATCCACGCGGTGCCGATACGACGAGTCGGATGCTCCGCCATCGCCCCGTGGGTCTCGCAGGTCGTTGTCCAGACTCCTCCGTTATCTACGAGGAGAATCGTCGCCCCAGTCTTTCTGTTGTTTCGGGTCTTGATGACCTTCGGGTCGGGGAGGATTACCTTCTCCCCAGTCTCGTGATTGAGACGGATCTTGACTTCTTTCGGTTCCATTGTGTTTCCCTTTCCTCGAGGTACTTCCTCGACAAGAGAATCATAGGCCGACTCGGGTCGGGAAGTCCACTCTTTCTACATCGATCTAAACACGGCGAGAAACAGGTGAAAGCACCCCGCGAGACGGGTCTCGAAACCCTCCCCGCTCCGTCGAGACCCCGGCGACCCCGACCGGGGAGGAGGAGGGACACGGCCGGGGTCGCCGAAGACGATCCTAGTCGCCGAACCCAATCGCGACTAGAGCCTCGCCCGCTCTACGAGTCAGAAGCGATCGACTCTCGCAGACGAGCCTGAAGACCCTCGTCATCCCCGCGGTCAACTTCTTCGGGAGCCTCGTCCTCGTTACTCGCCACCCGGGTGATTGTGATACCTACGAGATCGCGTTCCTCGTAGATGAAGCGTTCATTCACGGCACGACCTCCACGACAATCCGTGACCCGTCGTTACTTACGACACGGAAGGTTGTATTGCGCGGCAACAGCCACTCCATCTCGCCAATCATATGTCGTTCCGCAACCTCGACTCGATACGCGAGAGGAACGACACCGCGTGTACCGGCAGGATTGATGATCTCAAGCACAACGCCGTCGGCCCGCGCAAAGTTGATAGCAATCTGGCGATCTATGTCGGTACTGACATAGCCAGCATCCGTGAAAGAATCGCCGGGACGGAGGGTGCGCAAGGTACTAGCGAACTCGTCGTTCTTGACTCCGCGATATGTGATCGTGGCACGATCGAGCGGCGGTGCCTGAGCCATAAGATTGTCAAGTTGCCTGACATATTCGTCGCGCTGTGCGAGTTCGCTCGCCCTGATCGGCCAGTCTGGATCGCGGAGCGACCCGTTGATGTCGCTGTACCAGCCTGACCCGTTCGTGTAGTTGATAACCGCTTCCTCCGCTTCGGGGATGTTCTCTACGGTGACTCCTCGCTGGCGTTGACGATTCGCCCACGCGATCCGCTGTTCACCCGTCTCGATAACGACGGGTTCCGTTAGGTCAACTATCTGTTGCGTCTCCCGTGTTACGACGCTCCCGTCCGGACGGCGATCGCCGAGATACAGAGCCTCGTAATGACAGCGACAGTTGACGACCTCTTTCGCCGGCGCACCCGGAGCGTGAGGGATCATCATCGTCACCCCGCCGACCGAGAACGGTTCGGAGAACGCCCGCACCTGATTATCAGCCGCGATATGCGTCGGACGAGTTCTCGCATCGCTCGTAGCAACCCAGACCTTCTCGAGCGGGCCGAACTCTCCGAGAGCGAGATCGGCCTCATAGTCGCCGTTCATGTAGGCCGCATTGACTTCAGTCCGGGCAATCACATCGGCCCGATAACCCGCAAAGCGATCCGACAACTGACGGAGTTGGGCAGCGAGTTCGTCACGACCGAGACCCTGTTCGATCGCCCGGGTCGCCGTCTTCGAGACATCGTTCCAGACGGTTCTTCCGACATCAAGCATCCGGTTCGCGGCCTGAGCCATGTAGTCGATCGCGGAGGAGTTCACGACCTGAGTCCAGCCTCTCGCGATCTCCTCGGGAATCTCGTTGTATCCCTCCGCTACGGTGAACGCCGAGACACCACCCTCGAAGTAGGTCTCCTCGATATCGGGGAGAATCTCCGGGATGATGAGAGTCCAGCGAGGAATGATCGAGTCAATGATTGACGGGTCTCCCGCAGCGGTCAGAGTCGTATCCTCGACCGACGCGATGAACTCCTCATAGACCTCGCGAACGAGGTCGGAGAGAAGTCGTTCGATCCGGCGGGCGAGTCTCTGAGACTTCGCTTCTAGCCAGTCTTCGAGAGCGTCGGAGTCTCGCGGGTCAGGCGGTGCCGAGAGCGACCGAGAGTTGACCATAGGAGTGTTCCTGACGGGCGGCGAGTAGCGCACGGGTGTAGGTCTCGAGAGTATCGAGGAGGCTCTCGAGGTCGGCCCCGTAGCGTTCCGCGATCTCGGGGACGAGAGTCCATGCTCCTTCGAGGAGGGTTCCGAAGTCGGAGTGGGCCGAAGCGTCGAGGAGCGTATGAACGGCGGAGAGATCGCCGACCTGTACGGAGGCCGCACCTCCGGGCTGTCCCTTCCCTGCGGCGGAACGAAGACGCGAT